TTTATCTTTTGTTAAAATACCATAACCCGCTTCATTTTCTACTATGACATCAATATAACCAGATTTTTTTGGTATTTGTGGTAAATCAAAACTTAAAAAGTTTTCATTAAACAAATTAAATTCTGGAACTGTTATACCTCTAAAAGCAGGATATTTGTTTTCCATGTTTGGGATAGATGAAAATGGATGAAATAATGTAATTCCATCAAACATTGATTCATCGGATGCACTCAAATACACATTTCTAACTTCAAAAAAAGATTTACCATATATTTCAATAGTTTTAAAGTTATTGAACTGATTATATGATACAATTTTACAAGGTTGTATGTCTTTAGGTTGAGGTCTAGCAGAAATGGAAAGATGATCTGTATAATGTTCATCCAGATCTATTAATAAATTTGAATCGCTATTTATTGCGGTGTAATCAGAATTTATTACATATATTTTTTTTACTATTTCGTCTATTTTTTTAAATAACCAACCTTTTATAGTAAAACTTGTATCTGCGGTTATTCTAAATGCTTGATTCGGACCCGCATCGTTTGGATATTGTAATGAAATATTACCATTCCATAAAACCTCGGTTCTTATTTCATATTGAGTTAAAGAACCATCTAAGTCTGGTGTTTTCCAAGAAATTACAATATATGGATCACAATATGGAGTAAAATTAGATATCAATTGCTCCATATCATTTTGATATTTTGTTATTAATGTCATATTGACACCAATATTAACAGGAATTGGTTGAGGTATATGTTTTACATAATCTACAGATTCATTAATTTTATTATAATTAACATTGAATCCATCATTTTTATTAAAAACTCTATTCTGATCTCTGGAAATAGATGCCATACTAACAGCAATAGCGGGAACCGTAATTCCACCAGGTGCGGGATTTTGCAAAGTATTAAAAACTCTTTGCTTTGGTCCATATACATAGTTTACTTTTATATCATTTGGAGGAGCTACTAAATTTTTGTCATTATCATATCTTTTAATAAAGACATCATTGAAAGCACCAACGAACTGCTCTAAAATCGTTTGAATCTCCCAGTAGTATGTATATTTTTTCACTACTTATATTTACATAATCAAACTATTCTATCTAAAAAATGTTTTGGTAGATTTGACTTCTCGCGCATTATAGTATCTGCAATAATACCATCCAAGATATATGTCATGGAATAATCATCCTTTGATCTGGTACATCTTCCACACATCTGTATCAACTTGTCTAGCATTTTCATTGTGTATTGTTTTGGGTTTTTATCAAACATCATCTTTATTCTTTTAGAACCCAATGGTAAAAATGGAGATTTTAATATAATTTGAAATCTACCTAAATCACCATCTAAACTAATACCAGTATCTAGTGATGGACTTACTAAAACTGTTGGTTCAGTAGTATTTTTATGATCATCTAGAAGTTTTTCATTGTTAGTAACCAAATCTTTAAATAAAAATCTTTTGTGTTCTTTAATTTTAATTTTTAATTTATCGGCTATTTGATTAGTATGTGTATGGACCAATCCCTTATCATTCTTATGCTTGTCACATATTGCTACAGCAGCATCTAAAACATGAGGTAAATTCTCTTCCATGTTTTTATAGGACAATCTATATTTTCTACTACATAAAATAGGAGATTTTTTAGGATCAAAGGAGGATTCCATTTCAAAATACTCATAATCATTTATACCCAAACTTTTAGCATATTCTTTATGATTACTGATTGTAGCAGACATCATAAGAATTTTATCTGCACCATCAAACATTTCTTTAGCAATAGGTTTCACATCATATGGACAGAATATAACACCTTCCGAATCTCGTTTTTCTGTTAAGAATGAACACTTTTCCCAATTGTCGATTGTTTCTTTCAATGAATTGAAAAGCCTGTTTAATTTAGACATTCTTTGCATTGATTTAAAATAAAGTTTATCCGTTGAACCATTCGGCATATTGGATAATTGATCTTTTACCGCATCTAGTTCTTTTTCAATTTGCAGATATATATCTTGCAACCAAAACAAAGATGTCTTTTGATCATCGGTCAAAAGTTTTTTGAACTTTATATTTTCTGAATATAAAGTTGTATATTGTAAATTTAAACTACACTTTGAAACAAGTTCATCCTCTAAACCATTTGCTTCATCACAAATATAAATTTCCCTTTTCTTTAAAAAAGTCGGTAAATTAAAAAATACTCTATAATTTAAAATAGGACAATGTGAAGATAAAGATTCATTCCTTGCTCTGTAATAAGGACACCTATCGTTATCAAAGCATTCTTGTTTTAATTTAGGAGAAAATAAACACGGTGCGTTTTCTGTACTGAAATTACAATCTACTTCACATTGGTAATTATTTTTTCCTTTGATTGTTGGTATATATGGAAAAAGACCTTTATATTGATCTTGTAAAGATTTTGTAATTGTTAAAATAAAAGATCCAGATGATGCAGCATTTAAAAAATTTGATTCATATAAATACTCATTGTTTTTATTCTTTTTATAAATCGCATATGAATTTATTAGTCCCTTTAGACTATCATCCATATAAGAAGCGGAATTGCCTACCGTGAGGCCAATATGACTCTTTCCAGAGCCTGTAGGTAAACATCCAATTACTATTTTTTTACCAGTACTAAAGCATTTATCAATTTTTGACAATGCTTCAACTTGTTGCTTTCTAGGTTTAGAATTTTCTGGAAAAAAATCTACTAATTTGTTTTTATGTTCTAAAGTTTTCAAGACTTCTTACTATATCAACATTGACAACTTTACGCAAGCAAGAACATGGAGAAAAAGAATAATTTTGATGATTCCTTCCTGTGTTATATCTACCATAACACTTTTTACAATTTCTAGGAGGATTTTTTATCAATGGTATTTGACCTACATCTAGAAGTTTAATATCACTTTCAAGAACATCATAAATTGTTCCAGAAAATACGCTATATACGGGTGTTGTTTTAATATTGGTTTCCATCTATTAATAATATTGTATCCCAAAATTTATTTCCTGCAATCTTTTTTGGGTAAAGAGACAGATACATTTCTATATCTGGTGAATATTTTGCAAGAGTTTTTATTCTATAATCAAAAAATACTAAGTTGTCATCTTCATGAATTTCCACATCATAGGGAATAGGTATTTCTATTTTTTCTTTATCTTTTTTTGATGTTTTCATTATGAAAACCAAAAAAAAGTTTTTTTGATAAAACAGTATAAGTTTACCTTTTTTAAAGGATTTTTTTCCTATATCCATTGTTATTTCTTTTTGTAAAAGAAGTTTACATGCATTTTCTAATTTTGAACCATGTATTGTCATTTTTTTATTTGTCCATGAATGCTTTCTTTTGCATAGCAGTCATTTTACCTAAAACTAAATCGAAGTATCTCCAAAATTCGGTTTGTTCTTTTGTTGTACCCATTTTAAACATTTTTATTAATTCACAAGAATTTGCTGGTATTGCTCTCCAATCTTGCATAAAAATATCCCAAACTACAACAAGACCCTTAGATTCCGCATTATAAGAAGGACTTGATTTTGGTGGTTTAAAATTTAAAATTTGTTTTCCAAGTTCAGAGTTTAATACTTGAAAATTTAAAGTGCATAACATTCTTCTGGTAGATGGTATACGAAGTTTGTTTCTTCTAACAAACTTTAATTCCAAAATACCAGTTTGGCACAATTTTTTTAAACCTACTACGCTAAGAGCCATATCATTTAGCTATGGGAGAACACACACCAAATATTCTAGATTCATTTAAAAATACAATGTTCTTTAAACCATTTAAATTTGTTACTTGAATACCTTTATCATTAGGAAAAATGATATGATCGCCTTCCTTTACGGTTTGGCATTTAGGTCCAGCTAATAAAACTTTTGCAACTCTCCATGCGAAATGAACAGTATTAATGGGAACCCAAATACTTCCTCGTTTAACCTCAGTACCATCTTCATTCACATCTACATATTGACACATCAAAATATCGTCTAATACTTTATCCAAATTCCAATCAATAAGTTCTAATGAACTTCCTTTATATAAATCCAATTGTACTTTTCCACCAATTACGTCTTCTTGTTCGGGTCTTGTTATCATAAAATTAATTAGTAGGTGTTTTTAAATCTTCAAGTGCTTTTTGTAAAAAAAGAATTTCTCTACTCGATAATTCCATATTTTCAGATATTTGAATTATTTCATTGTCTATATCGTCATCTATAGCGGATGTTTCCTTTTTAATATAGTCTATTTTCTTGGTACATTTAGGTAAAACTATTCTATAGAAATCTACAAAAGGAAAATCTGAAACCTTAAACATCCATCTGTTTGTTGTAGCATTTATTATATTAACAGTGTCAGAATCCACCATAGACAACCATCTATTAAAAATAAAATGATAAACATTAAAATTAGATGGTTTATATTTTGAATTTTTCAAAACCCAATTTATAACCCCGAAAAGATTAGTTTTGTCTTCTCTTTTTTTCATTACTAATAAAGTTGTTTAAATTTATTTGCACTTTCTTGCCATTCTGGTGTATTCATAGAATCGCCTAAACCAAAATGTGTTACCTTTATTGGATACACTCCCATTTTTAATTTATTGGAATTTGCTCTTAAACAAAAAGATATATCATAATGATGAAAATTAAAATTTTCATCAAATCTAGTATTTGTATCCAATAATCTATTAACATTAACTCCTATAAACAAACCATCTAAAATCAAAGCACGGGAATCCGTATCACCAAAAGTACTTGTCCATACCTTTTTATCTTTTGAGTGGGAAACTTCTCCCACCCAATCATTTCTATCCGACATTAAATGCCATGCTGACATAGGAGAACCCAAGTTACACTTTTTAGATCCTGCTAAACCAACTATGTCATATTTTTCAAAAGCTAACTTTATTTTTTCTTCAAAAAATAAATCTTCTATCAATACATCATCGTGTATAAAAATAACATATTTGTCTCTATTTTCTTCTGTTATAAAAGAATTATATATTTTAGGCAACCCTTCCTTGTTTTCGGTTATTGCTGTACATTTGTTCGATATTCCTATTTTATCTAAAGACAGACGTAATTGTGAATTTTTTTTGAAATCTTCTAAATTATATTGTGTTGCAGTTACAATTTTATATTGGTTGTTTATTTTGTTCATGTGAAAAGTAAATATATAAGATAAATAATTCTAATGAATAATTTGAGAAAGTCAAAAAAGAAAAACATGAAAACAAAAAAAGCGCACTCTGAAGTAAAAAGAATTTTAAATTCTAATATACAAAGATTAGATTTAAAAGAAAGTTCAGATATACCTTTTATTAAAAATTTTTTATATTCTTTAATTAAAGAACAAGAAGATATTGTTCCAGAACAAGACCCAAAAAATCCAAAAACTCCCAATGATTTTACACCGGAACAAAATCAAAAAGATCTAGAAAGTTCATTAGATCCTAATACCGATCCCTCTCAATTTGATGTCGAGGGAGTAGCACCAGAACTAACAGTTCAAAATATCGAAAAGGTTTTAGAATGGTCTAAAAAACTTGATGAATTTGCAATGTTTTTAAATAGTCCACAGGAAGATTCTTTACATAAAATCCTTGCTGATAATGATAGAGCAGGTAGTTTGCTTAGAGGTGTTACCAGAAAAGCATCGGATTCCATAACCAGAATTACTGGTGAAATTGAAAAACTAAAAGCAGTATTGGATACATATATCAACACTGCACCTAAGAAATTACGCGATACTGAACAGTTAAAAATGGGAAGTTAAAAAATACTATTAAGTATTATTTGATAATCGATTTCGTCCAAGTTTTCCTTAACTGCCAAATCATTAAAATCTTTAAATTTCATATCGGGAGTCCACATAAAAACATGTTCTCCCTTTTCTATTAATTCGTTAGTTTTTTCTTTTGCTGTATTATCAAAAGAAGGATTGTCCAATACCCATATTTTTTTGTGAAATGGATATTCATTAAGTTGTTTTCTTTGTAGTTGGTTCAAGGTTAAACCAGCAGCACTTACTGAATTTTTTACAAACATTGAATCTATTGGACCTTCAAATATAAAAATGTATTCTAATGATACATCTATATTATCGATTCCAAATAATGATTTTTCATATCCAACTTTTCCTAAATACTTTGGATTAGAACCATCTAATGATCTTGTTTGATAAAAAATAACTTTATTAAATCTATCATAAAATGGTATACATAACCTATTTTTGTGATAAATGTCAGTAAAGCTAATATATAAGCTTTTGGATCTATTTACAGCAGTATCAAGTTTTCTGTTTTTACAGTATTCTACAGCAGTATTAAATATTTTATTTTTAGAATAAAATTTATTTTGAATAGAATCAAAAATATTTATAGAATCATATGGCAAAGAAGGTAATTCCCTTTTCTTTGAAACAAATGGTGTTGTTTTTTTAAAAACATCTATAGAAGTATTGTTTTCTTTTATTTCACAAAAAATTTCTTCTGGTGAAGAATTTGAAACTTCACATATCCATTTCAAGGCATTCCAAGACCTAGAACAATTAAAACAATAGAATGTATTAGATGTTGGATAATAATATAATCTTTTTTTACTACCCCAACTACTTCCTTCTCTACAGATAGGACAACTTGCATTGTAAACATTGTCGTATCTTTTGTGCTCAGGATCTCCGGAGTATGCGTAAAACTTATTTAAGATATAAGTTTCTGGTATTTTCATAAAACCAGAATACTAGTTTTTAAAAATATGTCAATTAAATTTGTTCTCTAGGTTATCGAAAACCGAATCATCGAAACTAAAGTCTTCAGAGTTTTCTTGTTCACCAGTTTCTTGTTCTGATGTTTCTTCGTTTGAATTTTCATCTTCGGAAGATTCATTCTCTGTAGAATCTTCATCATCTTTCTCTTCAAATGGAGAGAAAGATTTTCTTTCTTTTATAAAGAATTTTATAAATTCGTTAGCATTGAATTCGACTGGACTTTTCTTATCAAAATTATGCTTTAAGTTGTTTTCTATTATAGATTTAATTTTAGAAATGGTAAAACGATTTTCTTCATTATCTTGTTTTAAAAATTCTAAGATTTTTGAATATATAGGTTTACTTAAATTATCATCGGACATTTTTTCGATATAATTTTCAATATCATCAAAATCCAATGATATTTCTCTGGAATGATCCGTCTTTGGTCTTCCTTCTAAAAGGGTTTCTAAATAGTTTTCAACTAAAATGTCAAATTTCATACCAATATTTACAATTTAAATGTAGCAGGTACGATATCTGATATTAAACTTTGCTCTTCACCAAATGGTTTACCTTCTTTAGTAATATAAAGTTCGGTCATTTTAATTCTTTGCTCTGGATTTCCAAAAATTTCAATCAAAGCAGGGCATTCATTTGTAGGGAAAACTCTACCATCTGCTCGGAGATATGATTGTTGAAATACTTTAAAGATATTATCAATTTCCTCTCTATAGATTGGATCAATATCTCTAAGTTCATTATCTTCTAATGGAACTTCGGCTACCTTTGTTAAGGGAAAGAAAAAAATAACATCAAACATTTTTAAGGTTTCCCTTACAATAAGTCTGGTTTCTTCTAGAAACCTATCAGAAACCTTTTCTTGTAAATTCAACCAAGATGTATATGCTAAATTATCCAAAACACATCTATCAAAAATAACAAAATCTTTTTTTGAAGATTCTATAGTTTGATCTACTAGAAAATTTAGTATTTGTTTTTGAGACTCTTCTGTTCCATCTTTGCTGTGTCTGATTTTATCGTTCTTGATCAAATCTCTATAAGAAGATTGTAACGTTTCATACATAGGCCAATTTTTTAAAAAATCTTGAACATATGTTGTTTTTCCTGTACTGTGAGTTCCTACTGTTGCTATTTTCATATAGTTTTTATTTTTTTAATTCTGGAAAGTAATTTAAAATATCTTCTGTATTTTCTTCTGAAAATACAGAATTTTCAATCTGAGAAATATATAAATTCTCTGTTGGTATATTAGTATATTGTAATCTTAATTTTTTGCATATTTCTACCATTTTAGAAATATCTTCTTTATACCAATCTGCACAAATATCAACAGAAGATGAGAAAAGTAAAGATTCTAATATATATTTTAATTCTTCTTGAGAAAGTTTTAATTCGATCATTAAAACTAATATATCATAAAATTAAAATAAATCAAATATTAAACGCTACTTTTTGGAAAATTTGATTGTGTACTATCTAAAAATGATTGAAGAGATTCTTCTGCTTCCATTGGTTTAGTTTCTATTTTTTTTTCTAAATCCGATAAACTATTTCTTTTATCTGTATCATCTTTATATGCCATAATCAATGCTTTTTGAACCATTAAAAGCAATGCTTTATATTTTTCTTCATTTAAATCAATCGTTTCTTCTGTTGGTAATTCAGAATCTATTACATCATTTTGCTGAGGTTGTTGAACAGCAGGATCTTCTGCCATCATTTCATCAGCTTGTTGTTCTGTTAAATATTGTCTTGCTGCTTTGTCGAATATATCTTTAAATTTCATTTTATATATTTATATTATTTATACAGTAATTTACAATATTTTGATTAAGTAATAATAATGGACGAGAGTTTTATATTTAACAAAAATTCATATGTAGCATTTGATGGCACAAGTTTAAGAGATATAATCATAGATAGATTAAATCGAGGAAAAGTTTTTACCGATCAAAATTATCAAGGTTCTAATATCTCTGCTATTATAGATGTTATATCATATTCTTTTAGTAATTTATTATTTTATCTAAATAAAACATCATCGGAAAGTTTGTTTTCTGAATCTCAATTATATGAGAACATGAATAGAATTGTCAAGCTTTTAAATTATAAACCAGTGGGTCCACAAGGACAAACTATTCCTGTTAAACTAACAGTGACAAATATTCCAAAAGGTAATTATATTATACCTAAGTATAGTTATATAAATGTTGGAAGTACAACATATTCATTTAATGATGATGTATCTTTTTCCAAATTAACAGATTCTTTGGTAGAAGAAATAACCATACTTGATAATAAAGTAACACTAAGAGAAGGTTTTTTTCAAGAATATCCATTATATACATCTGGTGGAATAGATAATGAAAAAATTTATTTATCGGTTGATTCAAAAGTAACAGTAGACAACTTTAATATTTTTGTATATGTTAAAAAATATAATACCGACACATGGCAAAAATGGACAAGAGTACAAGATTTGTTTTTAAATAAAGCTACGGACACTGTATATGAAGTAAGGTACAATGAAAATAAAAGATATGAAATAACATTTGGTGATGATATAAATGGTAAAAAAATAGAAAAGGGAGATTCTGTTGCTATCTATTATTTAAAAATAAATCCAGATATCCAAAATGTTGGAGTTGGTGCTATGAATTTAGTTCCTACGATATTATATAATTCTATTCAATTTACAAAAATTTTATCAGATACTGGTATAGATTCGGGAAATTATTTAAATTCAAATGGTTGTTTAAATGTAAAAATAAGCAATGAATTTCCATCTACTGCATATTCACCAGAAGAAACTGTAGATAGTATTAGAAAAAATGCACCACAAAATTTTAAATCTCAAAATAGATTGGTAACAGCATCAGATTATGAAATTTTTATTAAAAGCAATTATAAAAATTTAATATCTGATATTAAATTATTAAACAATGATGAATATTTAAAACAACATATAAAATATCTTTATGATAATGGATTAAAAAATCCTCAACAAGATACAAAAATATTATACAATCAAATTAAATTTGCAAATTCTTGTAATTTTAACAATTTATATGTATATGTGATTCCATCAAATCAAGGACAAGAATATTTGACACCATCTCAAAAAGAATTTATCTTAGAAGGACTTAAAGAAGTAAAAACCATAACAACTCAAATAATTCCAATAGATCCGGTTTATGTATATATGGATTTTTATTTAAAAAGTTCAGAAGCTTCAAGTATAAATCTAGCCGATATAAATCAAACTAAAATTTTGATAAACAAATCATTTAACACAAGAAGAGCATCTTCGGCTATAGCATTAGAAATTAAAAAAATATTCGATGATTCTTTCTCAAGAGAAAATTCTAAATTAGGACAAATTATAGACATATATCAAATAGCAAACAATATAGTTAATATTGATGGAGTAGATAGTATACAGACATATAGATCTGATATAAATCTAACTATAGACGGCTTATCTTTTGTTGTTTGGAATCCAACATATCCAGAAACCGATGTTAATGTGTTTACACAAAATTTAACAATAGAAAATTTCAAATTTCCTATTTTTAACAATATAGAAAATATTTTAGATAGAATAGAAATAGTAGAAAAATCAAATAGTATAAAAATAGCAGATTTTTAATATATTTTTATGGGAAGTTTATCGATAAATTTAAATAGAGAAACGGGATATACTAAGGCTACTAATTTTAGTGTATCTGTAAATTATGCACCAATAGACGAGTTAATAAAAATAAAATGGAATTTTGGTGATGGGGCTATTATATATGATAAACAATCAATAGATCATTACTATGCCGTACCCGGTCAATATGATATAAATCTATTTGCATTTACAAATACTGATGTTTTAACAGCAAAAAGAACAGTAAGAGTAGAAAATTATGTAAAAGATTCTGTATATTTTAATGAAATTCCACCTCCAGCATTTGCAGGACATATAAATCGTTATCCATTTAGATTAGAAATAACCACAGCATCTGTTGGTGAAAATATTATAGATTTACATGCACAATATTCTAGATCCTATCCATACCAAGAACCACAAAATAAATGGTCTTTTTTAAAACCACAATGGAGATTTTTGGATTTAGATGGAAATCAAATATGGAATATTAAAACTACCGATTCACCGCTGAAAATAACAGCAGATGGTGTAGTAGATCAAATAAACGGAACTACTGTTGGTGTTTCTGGATTTGCAGAATTTTATTTCGTTGATGATATATACAACAATGATCTAGCTTTCAATGGAGATAACTATACAACATTGTGGGCAACTCTTCAAACGAGTGGAAGAAGAGTAGTGAGCGATAGTTTTAATGCCGATCTGACGCTACCAGGCTTTGCCAATAGCACGGCTAGGGCATTTGCACCTTATATGGTGTTAAAAAGATTTCCAGAAAAATTATTAATAACCGAAAATGGTTTGCGTCCACATTCAAATCCAAGATGGACAGGTTCGGTTCAACCAGTAATAATAAAAGCAGGATTCAATGATAGTTTTCCCGACGATTGGGTTGATGGAAATGGTATATTACAATATGAACCTTTTGCTAAATATATACCTTTAGAACAACCTGACATTTATTTTAGTGCGGGTGTACTAAATCTAAGCACAAACTTTACACCAACTCCTCGTTTTCAATGGATAGATGATACAACATATAAGGTTGGGGGTTATTATAAGGGATCATTTTATGTTGATCCTTCTACTCCCTATGCTTTTAGTACAAATATAACAGCAGCTGCAAATATTAATACAGGATCTACATTAGCATCTTATTTTAATCCACATATTTGGTTACCAAATCCTAATGCGGGAACCGTATCAGTAGCTCAATATTACAAAAACAATAATTCAGATTTTGGACAAATTGATACCACAAATTTACAAAATGCACAGGTTAAAACTTTTGAAATGCCAGTAATAGATACGGTTGATTTTGAAACTGATTCAATGGCATTAACCGGATTCCATGGTATATATTCAGTAGCATCTTTACCTGCACCAAACTATCATGCATGGTTGTGTGACTCGGAAATGAGTATGTTATATAGGGTATCAACAATGGGTCAAATATTATGCTCTGTTGATTTAAACCAAGTGGTAAAAACAAAAAAATTAGGATATTCTATTCCCAATGTATTAAGTCCTTCTCATATAAGTTTAGATGGTGAAAGAAATATATGGGTTTCTTTACACGATACATTATCGGTTTTGAAATTTAATCCAATTGGAGATTTTTTATTTGCTACAACTCCAATAAAAATAAAAGAAAGTTTACCAACTGGTGTATACAATTGGTTTATACAAAACTCTTATTATCCAACTACTACTGATGATTATGATCAAAGATTAATAGAACCTACTGGTATAGAAACGGACAAAGATAATAATTTATGGGTTTCTTATTCAAATTATTTAAGTGGATTTGTAACAAAAATAGATAAAAATGGAAATTTACTTTTAACAATAAGTTCTCCGGTTTGTTCATGTCCACAAGAAGTAATATCTGATAATAAAGGAAATGTTTGGATATGTAACAATGGAAACATTTGGGGTTCTTTTGGGTCTATTCAAAAGAGAACATCTACTGGCACATTATTGAGTACCTTTAAAGGCATAAGAAGTCCTAATTATTTAACCTTGGATATGGACCAAAATCTATGGTTCTCTTATGGATATAATAAAATAGGATATATTAATAATATCAGCGGAACAACATTAACATACACAATATCTGGCACTACTCTATGTTTAGCAGATAACATATATGCAGATTATCCAAAATCTAATATAGCATTTTCGAAATATCCAAGTAAAACTCCATGGTTTAATGAAAATGAAAATGTTGATGAAACTGCAATAGAAGGCATTGCATGTGATATGAGAAATTATCTATATGTTATAAACTCAATAGAAAACATGGTATATGTTTTTGATACAGTTCAAAAGAAAACAATAGATAATTTTTATATATCACCGCAAGGGTTTTTATTTTATCCAGAAGATCAAGAAAAACCAACTAAAATGGAATATTATGAGTGGAGCAAATCATTGCAAGTCACTGGTGATTGGACAGGTTCCCGTTGGGTTAATAAATATGGAGAAAATTATTTACCATATTTTACCACCACTAGTAAATCATTTTATATAACCGGAATATCTGATAAACTAAATTTTTATGATAGATCTGTTTATACGGCATTTAAAATAAATGAAGATTTTAATTTGGCAGAAAATATGAAGCAATTTGCGCATATTCCTGCATTGCAAAAAAGTGAATTTTTCTTTGATCAATTTTTAGGTAATATTTTTGGTAAAGAACCATTTTACCAAGATGATTTGGCGGTAGTGGCATATGAAAAAATAGCAAATTTTGTTTCTAATAGTTCTGATCCAGAAACATGCGAAATACCACAATTGTATAATCTAGCACAAATGATAAATTCTGAATCAGAAGATTTGCAATTAAATTATCCACCAACTATAAAAAGAATAATGGGATTTGCGAGCATAAATCTCTCAAAATTAATAGGAACAGAATGTAATTGTGGTGTTTCGTTTGAAAGACACAATGATTGTGCTAAAGTGGAAGTATGTCCATATTGCAAAAAAGAAAAAAAGAACAATCGTGGAAATTTAATAAATACCACAACATATACAGTAACGGCGGGAACACCTTTAGTTCTTAAAACAAAATCTATAAATGATTATAGACTAATACCAACAGGAATAGTTAATGACACTACAAAATATACGGTAAATATTTTGGCTACTTCTATAGGATTGGGACAAGATTGGACACAATATTATGAATTTTATGAATATGTACCATATTGGAACGGGGGAATAATAGAAAATTTAATAGATTGGAATAGCGATCAAACTACTATTAGTAGAAACCTATCAACAAATGACGACTGGTATAAAGATGAGGGTTTGTTGGATATATTTTTCAATTATGAGTTATATAAAGGGTTAGGATTATTAGATGATTGATAAAATGATATTTTAATCTAAATATTACATAATAACATGGGTCTTGAACAAGGATATAACATAACAGAAGTTGGTAGTTGGCCATATGAAACATATAGAATATCGCCAATTACACCTAACATGTTTAGTATCGGTGATCAATACGATTATTTTTATAATTCTTATTATTATTATTTAAACAATCCAACAGTTCAGATAGATGAAATATTTAGAGATTTTGAATCCTATAATAATATTACACAGGAAACTAAACAAGATGGTAAAACATTATCTTGGAGATCAACTAATTCATATGTAGAAACAAATTTATTTAATTCTAGAGTAAATGAGTATGGTCCATTTTCTCATTTTTATAAAATGATTGGAAATAACAATAATACTGTATATAGTTTAGCTTATTTTCCAAAAAAATTATTTCTAAGACCAATTAGTGCAACAAAAATTACTAACGGAGGAAATACGTCATTTATATTAACATTATCTTCTATAATTTTAGATTCTTATGTTGAATATTTTAATGCACCCATACCAACAGCTGGATTATATGCACCAAAAGCACATTTATCATATACAACAAGTCCTAGAGAAACATTATATATAAATAATCAATTAACAAATAAAATAACACTTTTTTATTCTATATGTTCATCTCAAACAATAATAAAAACACCAATTACCGTTTCTAATTACACGAATATAATATTAGAGACTGATCTAACATACAAAAAATTAAGAAAAGATTTTTTTTATTTAAATGCAATTTTTAATTATTGGAATAAAAGAAAAATTAATCAAAACGAATCGATTATTTATTTTGAGCAGTTAAATTATGTATATATCGACGATCCTTTATCAGTAGATCCTTATACATCAAATTTTATTTTATATTATGATACAAATCTTAATAAAAATTTACAAACTTTTTCTTATGTACAATCCGCAATATCTGATAACATAGATCCTCAAATTTCTGCTTGTTCTATGTTAAGTGCTATGGTGTATTTAGATAGTGCAAACATAAAATATTATCAAAAATCTACAAAAATTGGAACAACTTTAGTAAGTGTTGTTAGTGCAACTGATAATAAAATAAATTTATCATATATATGTGATTCTGATACTTTGAAATTTTCTAAAGAAAAAGTAATAGATACAGTTAATAACTATTATGTTCATGGTAGACCAACTCTTACAAAAAATGATATATGGAAAGGTATAGTACCAGAAGTACAATCTAAAAATGACACTATAACATTTGTGACTAAATATCCACCATATTATTATACATATGGTGTATACTTGACTAGTGCAACATTACCAAATCCTACAGAAAATACCAATTTAAATTTCAATTTAAGCACTATTCCGATTACAGATACAACAGCGGATTATTTTTCTGCTATAACTTATATGTATTCGGATTTTAATTTTTTACAATTAGATTTAAACACATATACAATTGGAAATGAATACATTATATATGAAACAGAATATACGGATACCAATTTATTAAATGATATTAAAGTATATTATAAACAAAATGGAAATAGAGTATTATATAATTTAGCAAATCCAACATGGGTTAATGCTAAAGATGCTAGTATATTAGAAATAACAAATCCAAAAACATTTGTTGGTAATCCAGTATTAACAATAAGACCAAAATTATCTACATCATCTGGTTTTAAACATGCTATTAAAAATTCTAAAATAGTTTTAACTGGAAAATATGATGCACCAACTTATGATTTGGTTGTTAATACGATAAAAGAAGGTAATGATTATATAGATATATCAGCGGAATCGATGGTGACGGAGGAGGAGGCACCGGGTATAGATTTGCGAAATTCAAACATAAAATGGACAGTTACTCCATATGATTCAAATGTAAAAATAAATTACCTATTAAAAGATTCTAATGGAAATTATAATCCTGTAAATTTTATATCAAATGATACTTTAATACCATATAATATAAATTCTTGGGCAGTAAGAGTATCAGGTTATGGTGGAAATCAAAAAAATATCACTTTATTTTCACAAAAACAAAATAAATCATCTACTATAAAAAATGATTTATTTTTTTATGATGCATTTATAAATAAATCATTAATATTAGATCCAAAAATACCATTAAATAATTTAAATCAAATAAAAACAATAACATTAATAACTTTATTGCCTTATAAAGATAGAACTTATAATTTACCATCAACAAATAATATATATTGGGACTGGACTTATAATAATACATATAATAATACAACACCAATAACAGCATATTATGAAAATGGTAATGTTTATGAAAGAGGAGAAACAGGTCCAACACAAACATTAAGTTGTTTAAGTTTTAAAATACAACCTGATAGTTCTATTAATCAATTTATAAACGATATAAAAATAAAAGTATATACCGCAGATACACCAGAATTAGTTTTTGGTTCATATGATTTACCAGTAGTTAATTTTCCTAGTTCAAGTATAATAAATGCAAATTTTAAAATAGTACATAATACACAACAAAGTGAAACCATACTAGATACATTTTTAAATGAAAATGTATTAACACGTTCCGCTTCACAAAATACAAACTTTTTACTCATACCTAATATTTTAAGTAATATATCTTATACATCATATCAATGGAGTATTTTGCAACCAAATGGTACAACAGTAACAAACACAACAAATTATAATTATAATTATAATTTTACTCAAACTGGAAAGTATACTGTTACCTTTACATTAAAGGGTGCAAAAACTAATACGTGGTCAATATTACATGATATACAAAAAACTATAACTATATATAAAATATCTGATTCAGAATTTAATAAACAATTAAAATTTATTTCATATCCACAATATGCATGGAAAAATAGTGATCAAGTATCGATATTAACACCTTCTAATTTTAGCACAATAGCCGCTGGAACTACTGCATATAATAATAAAAAATCAAACACTGAAGTTTTTTATGTTTCTGCAAATGGAAATTTTGATAGATATGTTTATCAACAAGGATCAGATAGAGAATTGTTGTTGGATACGGCTAATGAAGGTGTTAATAGATTAACATTAAAATATACTGATGAATTTTTATCTTCGGTTGGAACAAAGTTATATCTTTCTGCATTTAATGAGTATTTTCCATCAAATACTCCATTATATTATAAAACAATAGAAGGTGATTCATTGGTTACAAGAAGTTATAATATAGTAGCAGAGTCTATACCATATAGTATTAGTACACCGAGCAATTTATTATTCACACAAAATCCAAAAATAGTGGATTACAACGGTATAACACATACCTTTAGTTCTATCATATCATCATTTGATTTAGATGTTAATAGAAGTGTATTTATACAACAAAAATTTAATACTAATCCATTAAACACTCCTGCTAAAATTCAATCCGGAGAATCGACTATTACATACATATTATCCGCTCCGAAATGGATAGTTAAAAAAGAAATTCCAGCAGTTGATGGTATATATAATGTTTTTACCATAAGACCTGGTGATGATTTGTCACCTCTTAGAGTTAAAAACACAACACTTAATACTTTATATTTAAATGCTAGTTCAAATTTAAATATAAAAATACCAGAATCTACGTTTACTACAGTAGGATTGTCTAATGGTGGAGATTTTTGGAATACTAAAAACATAACAATACCACAAAGAGCAAATTGGCAAACTCTACAAGCATATGCTACATCAACAAAACCGGAAATATTTTTAAATACTGCTTATACATTATCTGGAAATCAAGTATTTTTAGAATTTAATACACCAGAATATACAAAAAATCCAATAGTTTCTTATGCAGTAAATTTTGGAGAAGGCGTTATACAAGAAAAACCAAAAAATGAAAGATTTTATAATACATACACAACACTAGGAACTTTTTATATAACATATAGCGCAATATATAACGATAATTTTAAAAAAGTATTCACAGAAAAAACACCATTTATTGTCAAAAAAAATTGGGATGAATATAACAAAGAAAGTATAAGAATTATAAATGAGGCAAATTTAGAATTGCCATATAGTTTAAATGATATTTCCATACAACCAAATGAATTTGGTGATGCGGATATATTCAATACATGTTTAACCAGAATTGATGATAATTTAAATTATTTAAAAAACAATATTCAAACAATTAATAGTAATGCTCCTTCATATTACTATGGATGGATGGGTTCAAATCAAGATAATAGATCAGATGGTATAAGATGGTATACCCCAAGCTATGGTTCTGAGTTTTACGAAACTCCAAACTATGCAGCATCAGAAGGAACATCATATTTCACAGACATAAAAGATATACATATAGGAAAATACATATACGTGTTAGATGATAAAAGATTCAGACTTTTTGAAAAAGATAAAAATTGTAAAGAAGTAAAATTTTCAAAGGCTTCTGATATGGATAATTTGTTTTTTAATCCACAATCAATAACCGTAAATGAAGATGAAACATCCATATATGTGGCAGATTCAATTAGGCATAAAATATACAGATTTGATTTTGATTTTAGTGATTTACAAAATCCTTTATTTGGATTGGTTTTAACTGTTGGAACCTTGGGTGGATTAAATGATAATAGCAGGTTCGATTTCCCATCTGAAATATTCTTATGGAATGATAATGTATTTGTTTTAGATTATAACAACAATTGCATAAAACAATATAGTGGATCTTTATCTTGGATACATACATACTATGATGATGTTTTAAAAAATGATCAAATATTCAATTTTACAGTCCATGAAAGTGGATTAATATATACAGTAACTAAAAATTTAAAGGTTCATATATTTGATGAGTTAGCAAAATCAGTATATTCCACATTTGATGTTGCTCAGATCGGAGAATCTGAAATAGTTAAAATGGAATTTGATGAAAATGGAGAATTTTTATACATAATAACTACCGGAAATGTTTTTAAATACTCTTCTGTTGGTGAATTTTTAACAACATTTAATTTACCAAATATAAATGGATTGAAATTTACATCGTGTAAACATTCTTCAAATAGAGAATTGTATGTCTCGACCAACAAATCAATTTTAAAATTCCAAGACTTTGTTGACTTGTTTAAAATAGGAGATGGATTGGATTCTAAATATTGGTCTTTGGATCAAATCTTATTAAAGAAAGAAGAATTTGCAACAGATATAAACTATAATTTGGCATTAAATAGAACCGCTCAAAATTTAAAAACATTTAGAAACTCATTAAATGGAAAATTTGTTTTAGTATCAGAACAAACAGCCAGAGGATCAGCAACATATTTTTCATTAATACCAATACTAAAAGAAGATAATGTTAAATTTGGTTCAGATGTAGAAAACGAACAATTAAAAATTGCAGTAAATGAATTTTATATTCCCGATGTAGTTAATAGAGAATTGAAAAAATTACACGATTCTCAAATAAGTTTGAGGAAAAATTTGGACGTTTCATTTTCTGATAGTTCATCATCAAATTTAAACGGTGAAAAATCAAAATGTGGAGGAGATTTTTGTTGGTCTTGGAAAGCAATGTCGTGTTATGACTTGTCTCTACCGTTAATAAGACTTTGTAACATAAATCCGATAACATATGCAGAATTAATGAACACATTTCCTGTTAATTATGCACCGACAAAACTGTGGAAAGATGCAACATCAAATTGTTGTAATGAATATACATCACCATTAACATAAGTATTTAAAAATATGAGCAATAGATTTCACTCGAAATATCACAGAAAAAACCACCACACATACGGAAATCCTACCAATCCGGATGCTTCACACGACCCTATAGCAAGTCCAGATCAACCCTTCCTTGGAGATTTTTCATTACAAGGAGCATTGTGTGCTGTTGCACCAGCAAGTGCATATGCGGGTTATTTTTATTCATCAAAAACTGGTGTTCGAACTATTGGTGGAGAAATTGGTTTAGCAGCATTTAGTTTAAATACACCACTTTCTACTGCATTCGGTAAAAACATAATGCATGGTACTGTGGGTATAAATACAAATTCTATAACTCCTACTTATGTTTTGGATGTATTGGGAAATACAAATTTGAATGGAAATTTAAATGTCGTGGGTGATGTGGATATAGATGGTGAAGATTTAACAGCTTCTACTGCCATTTTTAATTTGTTAAATACAACAACTACAACTATTAATTTTGGCGGTAATGCTTCAACTATAAACATTGGAAATGATACTACTAGCACTGTTAATATAAATGGTGATACCGAAAGTACATCTTGTACAACTGGGGCGTTGGTAGTTGATGGTGGCGTTGGTATTGCAAAAAATTTAAATGTATGTGGAAAAATAGATTTGAACAATGATACAGAAAGTACTTCTTGTACAACAGGAGCATTGATAATTGATGGTGGTGTTGGTATCGCAAAAAATCTTAATGTTTGTGGTAATGCAAAAATATCAGGAGATTTAACCGTATTGGGAGCATATACATATTTGGATACCAAAGTACAGGTTACATCCGCAATGACAATTGAAAATAC